AAAAGAGACAAGTTGTTTAATAACAACGGTAAACCAGTATTTATAGTTATAAAAGACTTTGAAAACAGAATCATTGAAGAGGGTGAACTTAAAACCTATAATTCAGCTGGTAGCGATTTCGATTTACTAGAAGTTGAGCGACAAGATTTCAAAGTATCTGATTTAGCGTCAAACGATGAATTGTATATTAAACATACGCTTGTAGACCTTAAACAACAAATTAAATTGGATTTATATTTAATGAATGAATACTAATCTTTTTTCTTAGCTTTTTCTGATAAAGTGCTTTTTAATTTTTCGCTGGCGCCTGACTTTTCAAAACTTTTGTTTAATGGGTTACTACGAGTAGTTTCTTGTTTTTTGTTTTTATCTACCATAAAATTCTCACCACCATTCAACGTCTACACTAGTAGGCGTTTTTTGATTTTTATATTAAAGGGCTATAAAAAGCTGTTAATACTTCAATTCTTTAATCCACATATATTTAAAAGTGAGGTAGTAGGTAATAAATATAAGACTTAAAGTTAAGATTGCTTTTTTCATGTCAATTTCTCCTTTGTTTATATTTATATTAAATCACTAAATATACGTTATTAATCACAATACAATTAATTGATTGTAAGATACTTAGTCGTATAATTCTATATACCTATTAGTAAATTCTTCTGCTGTTATTTCTCCATTTTCTTTTTGTTGTTGAAGTTTAGAAGCTTCTTTTTGAATTGCATCGTATTTTTCACGAGAATACCCATATTTTTCCATCTCTTTATAATTAGCTTCGTTTATTTGTTCTTGTTGCTGAGGTGTGACACAACCACCAACTGTGCATTGTGTACCATCAGGTTTTGTGTAACCTATAACGTCACCTGCGCCTTGTGCTTGGTACCAAGTATTACCATCTGCATCTACCATGCCGTTAACATTGTGACCATTTTTTACTCTTTGTGATATTTCGTCTTTAGTTAAAGGTCTATTGGTTTGTTGATCGTTGTTAACGTTTGTGTTGTTCTCGTTGTTTACTTGATTATTGTTATCGTTTTGATTAGCATTTTCTTTTTTCGCTTCTGCTTTTTCTTTAGTTTCTTTCTTTTTATCTTTGTTATCTTTCTTTGTTTCAGTTTTTTTGCTTTCCTCTTTCTTATCGCCGTCGTGGCTACCACAAGCGCCTAAAACTAACGCACTCGCTAATGTTAAACCTAATAATCTTTTCATTTTAATTTCTCCTTTGTTTATATTTCTTTATATTTAAAAACTCTCAATGGCTCAAATGTAATTGAGTATTCGCCGTAGTGAGTCCCAATACCATATATCTTTTTATATTGTTCTATTGCTTCTAATATGTATTCTTCACTCAATTGCAGATACTCAGACAACTCATACAAGTTACGTACACCATAATTGTAAGCTTCCACAATTTCGCGTAACGGGACTGCTGAGATAAAGCCGTGTCGCCTTGCGTAATTTTCGAACTTGCGATTGTTGAATTTCGAGTAATCGGCTATATCACCGTATGTAAGTTTATTATGTGCTAATTCTTCAAAGAGAATTCCTGCCTTTTCTCTATCTGATAAGCCACGCTTTATTAAAATTAAATCTCCTAACCATACCCCATCCAAATTATCTGGAAGCACATCAGCCTCTCTTATTTCAATATAATCATGTTGTATTAAAGTTTCTTCATATAATCCCATCTGATACATCCTTTACTTACGTTTACTTCTTATATAATCTGCATAATCTAAAACTCTTTGCCACTCGTCATCAGTTAATTCTCCTTCTAAATGAGCTGCACGATGTTGTACTTCGTTTTCTGTTTGTCTATTTTTTAATAGTAAATATTCTGGGGTAACTTTCAATGCATTGGCAATCTCAGCTATATCCTCCATAGGTATTTTTCTGCTACCGTTTTCATATCGGGATAAGGTAGATTTATTGACACCTATCTTAGTTGCAAAATCAGTTAAATTCACATTATTCTCTTTTCGTAGTTGTTTGATTAATTTACCTATTTCCGCTGAAGTTCTCATTTCAAATTTACCTCCGTTTTATTTATAACAGTATAATAACACTTTTCCATATAGGAAACAACTAGCATTTTAAAAGAATAAAAAATATTTTTCGAGATTTTTGTTGACAATTAGGAAACTTAGGTTTAGTATTGAGTTAACTTCAAAAAACGGAGGTGAGCAAATGTATGAGTTCAACGTCAAAAGAATGAAAGCTGAACGCATTGCTAAAGGCATTTCGATTTCTGATATGGCAAAAAAATTAGGAATGACACCAGGAACTTATTCAAAAAAAGAAAACGGGCATATTAGAATTAATGTTGACGATTTAGCAAAAGTAATTGAAGTACTAGAATTGCCACAAGATAAGTGCGGTATTTTTTTTACTTATAGAGTTTCCAAAATGTCAACAGAACAAAAACAAACATCTTAAAAGGAGGACACAATGGAACAAATCACGTTAACCAAAGAAGAGTTGAAAGAAATTATAGCGAAAGAAGTTAGAAATGCTATAAAAGGCGAGAAACCAATCAGCTCAGGTGCAATTTTCAGTAAAGTAAGAATCAATAATGACGATTTAGAAGAAATCAATAAAAAACTCAATTTCGCAAAAGATTTGTCACTAGGAAGATTGAGGAAGCTTAATCATCCGATTCCACTAAAAAAGTATCAGCATGGCTTCGAATCAATTCATCAAAAAGCTTATGTACAAGATGTTCATGATCATATTAGAAAATTAACATTATCAATTTTTGGAGTGACACTTAATTCAGACTTGAGTGAAAGTGAATACAACCTAGCAGCAAAAGTTTATAGAGATATCAAAAACTATTATTTATATATCTATGAAAAGAGAGTTTCAGAATTAACTATCGATGATTTCGAATGAAGGAGGAACTACAAATGAAACTACTAAGAAGGCTATTCAATAAAAAACACGAAAACTTAATTGACGTGTGGCATGGAAATCAATGGTTAAAAGTGAAAGAAAGCAAATTAAAAAAATATAAAGTGGTCTCGGATAGAGAAGGTAAGAAATATCTAATTAAATAAGCGCACTTAATTAGTGCAAGTAATCAAGTGCGCTATTGCCTTACAATCCTAAATCTTTTCTGCTTTTTTCTTCTTCTTGTAATCCCAATAACACAGAAGAGTAAATGCTGAAATAGTCACGAGCAACGCTATCTTTAGCGAATGCAATTACGTCATCACCGACTTCTTGCCATTCGTTATGAATCTTATGTCTATCTAGAGCTCTAGGTAATAGCGAGATTGTAATATCGTGAGCAATTTTCTCTAAATCCATAAATTTCACCTCCTTCCACTGGGAGATAACTAAATTATATAACAAAACAACTTAAAGGAGGAACGACAAATGCAAGCTCAAAACAAAAAAGTCATCTATTACTACTATGACGAAGAAGGTAATAGGCGACCATTAGACATTCAAATTAATGACGGATATGAACTGATGGTCCGATCTCATTTCATCAACAACACCATTGAAGAAATACCATACGTAAATAATAACTTATATGCCTTGGTTGATGGTTATGAATTTAAGTTAGATTGAATTTTTGAGAAAGATATTGAAAAGCTAATTTCCCCATAAGATTAAGAGACATACTGGATGTTTTGTTAACGACTCTTTTAACTTCGTTCCAAGTTTTATTGTCTCTAATATTATCGAGAAATTCATGGCCAGACCAAGTGATGTCATCAATAATCCAAGAAACGACTCTGCCTTCGATGAATTTCAGATCGCAACAAATAAATTTAGCTTCTTCTAATTTTAAAAGTGAGTACATTACTGTTTCAAAATCATATTTATCAAAAATAATATTATCGTTGAAATTATGTCGAGTAAGTGGTTCACCTATTTTCTTATTAGATTCTATTTCTAAGAGCAAGAGTCTAACGCAATCGTGATTAAGTTTCATCCTATCACCTCCATAACAGGAGTATAGCAGAAAGGATCATAAACATCTTAAAAGGAGGAACAACAAATGTTACAAAAATTTAGAATCGCTAAAGAAAAAAGTAAATTAAAACTCAATTTACTAAAACATGCAAACAGTAATTTAGAAACAAGAAACAACCCTGAACTGTTGCGAGCAGTTGCAGAGTTGCTTAAAGAGATTAATCGATAAATTCTATGAATTCGATTTTAGCTGAAGCGATAGCTACTATTTTGTCTCCAACAAAAGTATATGAGCCATTAGTGAACAAGGAACTTTTAATTTTTTCTTTTGATATTTCAACAGTTCCGCGATGACCTGACTTTATCACTTTTTCTAAATTATCGATTTCAACAAATTTATCATTAGAAAGATATAAACAAGCTTTCATACTTATCACCTCCTTAGGTTGATAACAACATTATACACGAAAGGAGGAATAACAAATGAACATTCAAGAAGCAACTAAGATAGCTACAAAAAATCTTGTCTCTATGACACGGAAAGATTGGAAAGAAAGTCATCGAACTAAGATATTACCAACAAATGATAGTTTTTTACAATGCATCATTTCAAATAGCGATGGGACAAACCTTATCAGATATTGGCAACCTTCAGCCGATGACCTCATGGCAAATGATTGGGAAGTTATAAACCCAACTAGAGACCAGGAATTATTGAAGCAATTTTAGAAATGCTATCAATGATACTTTTTAAATTGTTTTTAAACTCATTTTCAAAGTAAACAACAGTCTTGTCTGAAATTGTTACATGATAAATAGTGTTACTAGCATACACGCCGTTTAGGAACCCAGAGTTTTTAAGTTTATTTAAATCGTATTTTACATCTTCGAAATGTAGTTTTTGAAAATACTTTGTATGTATATCTTTAGCACTTCCAAAATTATTGCAGGTTAATTTAACCGAACCTAACTTTACACATTCTAAATAATCTTTGTAGAGTACGGACAAGATATATTGTTGGTCTTTAGTAAGTGTATCAAATTCATCAGATATCAAGGGCATGTTATCACCTCCTTAGGTTGATAACAACATTATACACGAAAGGTGGAACAACAAATGAACAAAAAATCAGAAGGGTTAGACATCAGAATACCAAGGGTTTTCAGAAGAGATCACGCGCCAGTAGAATCTTTAACAGAAAATGAACGTCGACTAAGAAAGGAAATATTAGAAAGTATTAAAAAAGGCTATTACAGCTACTTAGAAATAAACAAAGTCTTCTATGCATTAGATAGAGAACTTCAATACAGAGCGAATAATAGCAAAATTTAACATTTATCGAAAGGAGTGATAGAGATGCCAAAAATCATAGTACCACCAACACCAGAAAACACATATAGAGGCGAAGAAAAATTTGTGAAAAAGTTATACGCAAAACCAACAGAAATTCATCAACTATTCGGAGTAAGTAGAAGTACAGTATACAACTGGTTGAAATATTATCACGAAGATGATTTAGGTATAAAAAACTTATGTATCATCTATTCTCCAGCTGGACAGTTAATTAATATTCCGAAGTTAGAAGCGTATTTAATTAAAAGGCAAGAGAAAATACTTTAAGGAGAGAATAAAATGAGTGACACATATAAAAGCTACCTATTAGCAGTACTGTGCTTCACAGTCTTAGCGATTGTACTCATGCCGTTTCTATACTTCACTACAGCATGGTCAATTGCAGGATTCGCAAGTATCGCAACATTCATATTTTATAAGGAATACTTTTATGAAGAATAAAAAAACTGCTACTCAGAGCAATGAGTAACAGTGTCAAACATATCTAATAAAGAAATAAAAAATATGTTTTCAATATAAAACGAAATACGGAGGATGTCAACTATGACTAAAAAATATAAAGACATGACGCAGGAAGAAATAAAAGACTTATTATCTGAAAAAACCGCAGAATTATATGAATTAGCGAAAGAAATTAAGGGAGAAAGTAAATTTGATATTTTGCTTTTCTCATCAATAGGAGTTATCGACGGAGATTATTTAGCAGGTTCAAGTTCTGTGATTGGTCATACTTTCGATCTTGCTTCCTTATTGGATAGCACTAAGAGTTATAAAGACATTGTCAATGTTCTCCAAATGTGTAAATCACAAAAATTTCTCGGTATTGATGACAGCAAGGAGGACTAAAACAATGTATTACGAAGTAGGCGAAATCATACGCAAAAATATTCATGTTAACGGATTCGATTTTAAGCTATTCATTTTAAAAGGTCATATGGGCATATCAATACAAGTTAAAGATATGAACAACGTACCAATTAAACATGCTTATGTCGTAGATGAGAATGACTTAGATATGGCATCAGAATTATTCAACCAAGCAATAGATGAATGGATTGAAGAGAACACAGACGAACAGGACAGACTAATTAACTTAGTCATGAAATGGTAGAGGGGGATTAACTAATGGCTAATCTATATGAGCTATCAGAAGCATTTAAAAAGTTGTCTAATCAAGATGAATTAGATCCAACATTATTAAAAGACACATTAGATTCTATCCAAGCAGAAATGAATGTCAAAGTAGATAACATCGTCAATTGGAGACGTGAAACATTAGGTGACATAGATGTCATAGATAAAGAGATTAAGCGACTTCAAAATTTAAAAAAACAAAAACAAAATTTAACTGATCGATTAAAAGATTATTTAAAAGAGATGTTAGAAACACAGGAAGTAGATAGTTACCGCACAGCTACTAATCATATTTACAAGCGCAAAAACGGGGCTAGTAAAAATATTATCGATGAAAAACTTATTCCAAAGGATTATTGGCTATCACAAGCCCCGAAACTTAATTCTAAGCAACTAATCGATGATTTGAAAGATGGGAAAGATATTCCTGGCGTTGAATTAAAGGTAACAGAAAGCCTGGTGATTAAGTGATGAATAAATCAGAAACAGTTGTAGAAATAAACAAAGCTATGGTTGCGTTTCGTAAAGAAGTAAAACAACCGCTCAAAGATAAAAATAATCCATTTTTCAAATCAAAATACGTACCTCTTGAGAACGTTGTAGAAGCCATTGACGAGGCGGCAACACCTCATGGACTGTCTTATACTCAATGGGCTTTGAACGATGTAGACGGGCGCGTAGGAGTCGCTACAATGCTTATGCATGAAAGCGGTGAATATATCGAGTATGATCCTGTATTTATGAATGCAGAAAAGAATACGCCACAAGGAGCAGGCTCGTTAATAAGTTATCTTAAACGTTATTCGCTATCTGCGATTTTCGGTATTACTAGTGACCAAGACGATGACGGAAATGAAGCAAGTGGAAAAAATAATAATCCAAAACAGCAAACTAGAACGCAATGGGCAAGTAGCGAAACTATAGGGATTTTAAGGAAAGAGGTTATAAGTTTCACTAAATTGATAAAGGGCACGGATAAAGAAGCTCCACAAAATATAGTAGAACAAAAATTCGACATAAATAACTATAAATTAACAGAAAAACAAGCAGCAGAAGCTATTCAAAAAATACGAAACAACGCAAAAACAATTACTGGAGGAAAACAATAATGTTAAACAGAACAGTATTAGTAGGACGCTTAACAAAAGATCCAGAATATAGAACAACGCCGAATGGTGTGAGTGTTACCACTTTCACTATCGCAGTTAACAGAACATTTACTAACGCTCAAGGAGAACGTGAGGCAGACTTTATTAACTGTGTAACTTTTAGAAAACAAGCAGAAAATGTAAATAATTATTTATCCAAAGGGTCATTGGCTGGCGTTGATGGACGTTTACAATCACGCAGTTATGAAAACAAAGACGGGCAACGTGTGTTTGTTACAGAAGTAGTAGCGGACAGTGTTCAATTCTTAGAACCGAAGAATAACAACCAACAACAAAACAACAATTATCATCAACAAAGACAAACTCAAACTGGTAATAATCCTTTTGATAACAACGCAGACTCTATAGAGGATCTTCCTTTTTAGGAGGCGTTAGATGAACGAATTATGGAAAGATGTTGTAGGTTACGAGGGCATATACGAAGTAAGCAGTAAAGGTAGAGTTAGAACTCACAAAAATAAAGTTACTTGGTCTAACCGTTATCAAAAATGGAGGCATTGGAAACAGCGTTATTTAAAAGATAAAACACCTAATGGTCGAGATGTAAGAGTAACCCTTTGGAAAAATGGTAAACGCAAAGATTTTTTAGTCCACAGATTAGTGGCATTCGCCTTTATACCAATGATAGAAGGTAAAAATTGTATTAACCATATTGACGGGAACCCCAAAAATAACAATGTAGAAAATCTTGAATGGTGTAATCACTTGGAAAATAATAGGCATGCATTTGAAACAGGATTAATGCATACCAATATGGCTGTAAAACTTATTAATCATTTAGGTATCGAATATGAATTTATAAGTATGAGTAGAGCAGGAAAATTCTTAGGCAGAAGTCATAGTTATATTAGCGACAAAATAAAAAATAATCACAAAGATGTTACTGATATACATGGTAATAAATATAAATTTGAGAAGTTGATATAAATGCCGAAAATTACTAGTTATATCACTCAAGATGACGGTACAACAACAGTTGTCATCTCGGGTGTTGAATTAGGCAATAAAGAAACATTACTACTTGATAACGGATTTGATGTGGAAGTAGATGTAAACGTTATAGATCCGTTTCAAATTACTGGACAACAACGTAAATTGATATTCGCATTGTGTAACGATATAGAAGCTCATACAGGACAGCCTCGAGATTATATGAGACAAATGTTCCAAGATTATGTGAAGTTTCTGTATGGCTATGAAGAACGCATATCTTTATCAAATTGTTCTCGAACTATAGCTAAGCAAATTATAGAAGCGATGTTTGAGTGGATTTTTACAAATGCGATTCCATTAAATTATAAAACAAGCAAATTGATGAAAGAAGATAAAAATTATCTTTATTGGGCAACTGTTACGCGTCATTGCATTATATGCGGAAAGCCTCACGCTGACCTAGCGCATTATGAAGCAGTCGGCAGAGGCATGAACAGAAATAAGATGAATCACTATGACAAACATGTATTAGCGTTATGTCGCGAACATCATAACCAGCAACACGCGATGGGCGTTAAGTCATTTGATGATAAATATCAATTGCATGACTCGTGGATAAAAGTTGATGAGAGGCTCAACGAAATGCTGAAAGGAGAAAACAATGGGAGAAGTATCGTGGATAAAACTTAAAGTTGGCATGTTTGATGACAGCAAAATCAAATATATCGAAGCTTTACCCGAAAGAGATACGATCATAACCATTTGGGTTAAGTTGCTAACTTTATCAGGAAAGTACAACGAACAAGGTTACATTATGCTATCTGAAAATTTGCCGTACAACGAAGAAATGTTAGCAAATGAGTTTAGCCGACCTATCAACTCAATAAGGTTAGCAATTCAAACTTTTGAGACATTGGGCATGATTGAAAAAGTTAATGGTGTCATAAAAGTGACAAACTGGGAAAAGCACCAAAACATTGAAGGACTCGAGAAAATCAGGGCGCAGAACAGATTGAGGAAACAAAAGCAACGAGAAAACAACAGAAAATTGTTGAATGGTCACGTGACGTCACGTGACAGTCACGCAACAGAAGAAGATAAAGAATTAGATAAAGAATTAGAAAGAGATAAAGAAAAAGATATAGATAAGAATTTAAGTTCAAATAATAGCGCAACTGACGTTACGCATGAGCAATTTGAGGAATGGTGGAAACTTTACAACAAGAAAAAAGATAAGAAGATGTCTTTCGCTAAATTCAAATCATGCTTAAAGAAACATACTTTTGAGCAAATCATGCAAGGTACTCGAGAATATTTAAAAACTATTACAGACAAACAATATCAAAAGTACCCTAAAACGTTTTTAACTAACGAAAGCTATATGAATGATTATAGCGAAGAGATTAAAGAAACTGGCATAGATCAATTGGAACGTATGAAGTACGACGAAAGTTATTGGGACTAGGAGGATCTTATGAAACCGTTATTCAACGAAAAAATAAACGAAAGTTTAAAAAAGTATCAACCAATCGAAGTAATACTAAGACAGAATTGCGATAAATGTGGGCGTCAATACGACTTATATAAGTTTGAAAATGGATATGAATACAAAGACGGTTGCGAATGCGAAATTCAAAGATTGGCTTATGAAGAATACAAAAGGAATAAACAAAAGAAACTTGATTATATTTTCAATCAATCAAATGTTAATCCGTCATTAAGAGATGCAACAGTCAACAACTATAAGCCACAAAATGAAAAACAAGTACAAGCTAAACAAACAGCAATAGAGTACGTACAAGGCTTCTCTACAAAAGAACCAAAATCATTAATATTGCAAGGTTCATATGGAACTGGTAAAAGCCACCTAGCATACGCTATAGCAAAAGCAGTCAAAGCTAAAGGGCATACAGTTGCTTTTATGCATATACCAATGTTGATGGATCGTATCAAAGCGACATACAACAAAAATGCAGTTGAAACTACAGACGAGCTAGTCAGATTGCTAAGTGATATTGATTTACTTGTACTAGATGATATGGGTGTAGAAAACACAGAACACACTTTAAATAAACTTTTTAGCATTGTTGATAACAGAGTAGGTAAAAACAACATCTTTACAACTAACTTTAGTGATAAAGAACTAAATCAAAATATGAACTGGCAACGTATCAATTCAAGAATGAAACACAATGCAAGAAAAGTAAGAGTAATCGGAGACGATTTCAGGGAGCGAGATGCATGGTAATAACAAAACAAAATATAAAAGAAATATTACATTGTAGAGATGTATATGCTCAAAAGATGATTGATTTTGCAAACGGAGACCAAGAGAAACTTAAAAAACTTATTGATGATAAGTTGAAAGAAAAAGAAGAAAGATCCGCTATCGTCGAATATTAAGGAGTGTTAAAAATGCCGAAAGAAAAATATTACTTATACCGAGAAGATGGCACGGAAGATATTAAGGTCATCAAGTATAAAGACAACGTAAATGAAGTTTATTCGCTCACAGGAGCCCATTTCAGCGACGAAAAGAAAATCATGACTGATAGTGACCTAAAACGATTTAAAGGCGCTCACGGGCTTTTATATGAGCAAGAGCTAGGTTTACAAGCAACGATATTTGATATTTAGAGGTGGCACAGTGAGTAAATACAACGCTAAGAAAGTTGAGTACAAAGGGATTGTATTTGATAGCAAAGTAGAGTGCGAATATTACCAATATTTAGAAAGTAATATGAATGGCACTAACTATGATCGTATCGAAATACAACCGAAATTCGAATTATTACCAAAACTAGATAAACAACGAAAGATTGAATATATTGCAGACTTCGCGTTATATCTCGATGACAAACTGATTGAAGTTATCGACATTAAAGGTATGCCAACCGAAGTAGCAAAACTTAAAGCTAAGATTTTCAGACATAAATACAGAAACATAAAACTCAATTGGATATGTAAAGCACCTAAGTATACAGGCAAAACATGGATTACGTATGAGGAATTAATTAAGGCAAGACGAGAACGCAAAAGAGAAATGAAGTGATCTAATGCAACAACAAGCATATATAAATGCAACGATTGATATAAGGATACCTACAGAAGTTGAATATCAGCATTTTGATGATGTGGATGATGAAAAAGATGCGCTGGCAAAGCGCTTAGATGACAATCCGGATGAATTACTAAAGTATGACAACATAACAATAAGACATGCATATATAGAGGTGGAATAAATGGGCAGTGTTGTAATTATTAATAACAAACCATATAAATTTAATAATTTTGAAAGAGAATTAATGTCAAAGCGAGGGATAAATGCTGGAATTGTTTCTAAACGTGTAAGAGGTTGTTGGGAATTTTCAGAAGCTTTAGATGCGCCCTATGGTATGCACCTAAAAGAATACAGAGAAATGAAACAAATGGAAAAGATTAAACAAGCTAGACTCGAACGCAAATTGGAAAGAGAGCGAAAGAAAGAGGCAGAACTAAGAAGAAAGAAACCGCATTTGTTTAATGTGCCTCAAAAACATTCACGTGATCCGTACTGGTTCGATGTCACTTATAACCAAATGTTCAAGAAATGGAGTGAAGCATAATGAGCGTAATCAGTAACAGAAAAGTAGATATGAACGAAGCGCAAGACAATGTTAAGCAACCAGCGCACTACACATACGGCGACATTGAAATTATAGATTTTATCGAACAGGTTACGGCACAGTATCCACCTCAACTAGCATTCGCAATAGGTAATGCAATCAAATACTTGTCTAGAGCACCGTTAAAGAATGGTCATGAGGATTTAGCAAAGGCGAAGTTTTACGTCCAAAGAGCTTTTGACTTGTGGGAGGGTTAACGATGGCAACCCAAAGACAAGTTGAATATGTGATGTCATTACAGGAGCAACTGGAATTAGAAGACTGCGAAAAATATACAGACGAACAAGTTAAAGCAATGAGTCATAAAGAAGTTAGCAATGTGATTGAAAACTATAAGGCAAGCATAAGGAATGAAGAACTATATTACGAATGCATGTCGTTTGGACTGCCTAATTGTTAAAAGGAGTGACGACCATGACAGATAGCGGACGTAAAGAATACTTAAAACATTTTTTCGGCTCTAAGAGATATCTGTATCAGGATAACGAACGAGTGGCACATATCCATGTAGTAAATGGCACTTATTACTTTCACGGTCATATCGTGCCAGGTTGGCAAGGTGTGAAAAAGACATTTGATACAGCGGAAGAGCTTGAAACATATATAAAGCAAAGTGATTTGGAATATGAGGAACAGAAGCAACTAACTTTATTTTAAAAGGGCGGAAACAATGAAAATCAAAATTGAAAAAGAAATGAATTTACCTGAACTTATCCAATGGGCTTGGGATAACCCCAAGTTATCAGGTAATAAAAGATTCTATTCAAATGATGTTGAACGCAACTGTTGTGTGACTTTTGATGTTGATAGCATCTTATGTAATGTGACTGGATACGTATCAATTAACGATAAATTTACTGTTCAAGAGGAGATATAACAATGAAAATCAAAGTTAAAAAAGAAATGAGATTAGATGAATTAATTAAATGGGCGCGAGAAAATCCGGATCTATCACAAGGAAAAATATTTTTTTCAACAGGATTTAGTGATGGATTCGTTCGTTTTCATCCAAATACAAATAAGTGTTCGACGTCAAGTTTTATTCCAATTGATATCCCCTTCATAGTTGATATTGAAAAAGAAGTAACGGAAGAGACTAAGGTTGATAGGTTGATTGAATTATTCGAGATTCAAGAAGGAGACTATAACTCTACACTATATGAGAACACTAGTATAAAAGAATGTTTATATGGCAGATGTGTGCCTACCAAAGCATTCTACATCTTAAACGATGACCTAACTATGACGTTAATCTGGAAAGATGGGGAGTTGCTAGTATGATGT